TGACATACCAGAGAATTGCTGTTGCACAGGAATAGCTCCTGAAGCGACAGGAGGGTTGTCCATCATGGGCCTGCTGTCAACACCAGTGTTAAAATTCTCAACTGGCATACTCCCCATGACCTCACCAACATTATAAGTGGAGTAACTGGCACCTGTCCCAATCATGGCATTGTCTTTGTCAAACTGACGGGGAGGAACTTGAACACCTGGGAGAGGCCGCCCAGGAAGCTTGTAGCTAGGGCGGCTCGGAGAGTCTCCTGTGAAAGTTCGAACAACAGTAGCGACTGCATCTGCAGCCTTGACCAGACTCACGAACTGATCAACCCTCTGGCCAATCTTCCTAGAGTCTAACCCTGTACCGATCATCTGACCACCAGGGCGAGGAAGAGTGAACTCAGCATCAGGGAATGAACTGCTGATGGAGACTTGCACGACATCAGTCTCAGTTTTAGATATCAAAGCTCCGTAAACCCAGATTGTAAAGACACCAGTGGAGTTCCAAAGACTAGTGTCACGGATGGTGGTATTCCAACGACACCTATAATATCTGAAGGGTATCTCAAACTCCACCAGAGTGTTGTGAGCGGGATGCATCTTGATGTGACTCTTGCGAAAAACATTGTCCACACTAGCACTGCCAAAATCTTCTGCATTGTTTGTGAACGTAGCAACCAGCATGCCTTGCTGGAATGGGGTTCCATTCAACTTCATTATTATCTTTATCTTACCTCTCCAAAACATGAAGTTGTCAAAAGCCATATTTTGCAGATTCCTCTGAGTTCCCAACTTGAGAAGACCAGCAGGGAGAGCGACTGTGAAAAGCTTGGTGCCTTTGGGCTGGGCTGTGGTCCAATCAACTACTTTCCTGAGAACTTTTGACTCAAGACCAAAATCCAGATCCATCTTGGGAACAGAAAAGTTGTCCTTACACAGCAGCCCAGACCCCATAGTCTTGAGACTGTTGACAACACCTTGCTGCTGGATCTTTGTCAGATCACGCCCAGGAGTCACATACTTCTTT